CGTAATTTATGGGCTATCCGCTATTACGCAAAAGCGTCCTCAGTTGGAGCGTTTGCTAGTCCTGCAACAAGTGTTAGCGCTACACATGCCGCACTAATCTTTTTTACAATATCCGACCAGATCTTACCTTCTTCCTTGGATTTTGATTTTTCGATAGCAAGTTTTAGTAAAGCTTCTTTTTGATCCATACCAACAGCATTAGCCATTGCGATGCACTGGTTCGCAGTTAAATGACGATTACCTTTTTTAATTTGGGACATATTACCTGAGTTAAATTCAGTGAAATCTGAAATAACTTGTTTGTCCTGAGTGTAACCTTTAACTTCTTTATATTTTTCAATTAGTTCGTAACTAAAATTCATAGCGTTCTCCTCACTTACTTAATTATAACTGTCATTCTTGATAAATAAAAAGTTGACGACTGTCAAAACTGAATGCTAGATTTACCAGCATTCAAGATTGACAGTTCGTCATTTTAACAAGGAATACGGATATGAGTTTCACTAAATTACATGAGCTAAACCAAAGTTTATCTCAATATTTACTCGATACATTCTCAATCGATATTCCTGACCCAGTTACTCTAACTATTTTCTTCAGCCTGTACTTGTTTGTAATTATTGCTGCACTTTTGGCTGTTAACGAAACACTTAAAGATTCATATATGGATAGTAAGGACTAGATAATGACCGCACTATCATCTACCCAATACGCCCAAGTATTCCCGTTAAATACTGCAATGAATTTAACGGCAAATTTGCACCCTGCAAACACGGCAAAAGACGTTTTCGAGAACTTATCTAAGCCAATGAAAGAACGTTTTTTCGACTATCAAACTTGGCGAAATCGTATCTTTGAACGTCATTCTAACCTTGCTCACATGCTTAGTACGGGCTACTTTTTAGCTGAAAAATTCGGCAATTTAGCCGATGCAAACGCCCGTTTAAAGCGTGCAGATGAAGCGTTAAAACTAGGGAATGTGAAGTTCGGTCACATCAATTTATCTGTTTCTGATGATGAACTTTGTGATATTGCAGAGCAAAAAGCTCGCTATTGCGAGCTTAAAATCGCTAAAAATGGTCATAACTTGCATGTATTTGTACAATTAAAAGAATTGGCAAATTCATTTAATATCGATGCACCGGTTCTCGTTTCACCTTACTGTTCAACCCTATCAGCAACATCATTAGTTGGCGCACTTAACCGTTTTGCAGACCCTATTTGGTGGCGTAGAAAATTACGCAAAATCCAAGCTGTAACCATTGAACAATTAGCGCGTGATTTAAGACTCGTTCATAAAAAAGCAAGCGCTTATGTCTCACAACCAACTATCCAAAACCGCCGTGATAGAAAACGTAAATCAGAACAAATCATGTCTGATTTATTTGTTGTTCCGAATGAATCAAATCCATTTGAAGAATTTGAAACATTACAATCCATCATTGAACGTTCGCATACATCGGGCAAACAACAAGCAGCCGAACTCATGGTTCGTATTCGTGGTTTTGAAGAACTGGCCGACATGCATGGCCATCGTGGTGAGTTTTATACTTTATCAGCGCCGAGTCGTTTTCATTCAGTACACCATACAGGTATACCGAACAAAAAATATAACGGCTCAACACCCCAAGAAGCACAAGAATATTTTAACGATATTTGGAAACGTGCCCGCGCCCTATTCGCTAAGCAAGATTTAAGACCTTACGGCTTTAGAGTTGTTGAACCACATCATGACGGTTGCCCACACTGGCACATGCTTTTATTCATGGAAAAAGGTGATGCAACTCAAGTACGTAACATACTTAGAAAGCTTTGCACCCAAGATACACCAGACGAATTCAAATCAAAAACAACTCGCTTTAAAGCCATTGCTATTAATAAAAATAAAGGCTCTGCGGCTGGTTACATTGCTAAATACATTACTAAAGCTGTTACTGGTGATTGCATCGACAAAGTCACTTGTTCTCAAGCTGGTGAAATTAACGTACTACCCGCTGATGCTGCTGAACGCGCATCAACATGGGCAAGCACTTTTAACATTAGACGCTTTCAGCAAATCGGTGGTCCATCTGTCAGTTTATGGCGTGAACTTAGACGACTAGGCCAAGGCGAACAAGGCAAATGCGAGGTTGCTAACGCAATGAAAACCACACTAGATACAGTTTCAAAATATGCCTTAGAAAAGGTTCGTCAAGCCGCTGATTCATCTGACTGGAAAGCGTTTTGTTTAGCAATGGGCGGCGTACAAGTTAAACGTAAAGATCAAACGCTAAGACTGCATTACCAGATACCTGACATTGTTGACCAAATCACAGGTGAGATTAGCCGAAGCGAAACCCAATCGCCCTACTTTGCCACCAAATACGGCGACCAACCAGCCAACCGTATTTTAGGCGTTGCATGGGATGCCGTAGTTGTTATCACTCGTCGCGGAACATCACAGATTTTGACTGAAACAGACATCAAGGCTCAGCGCAAAATCATGATAGGCGTATCAGAGCAGATTCAAGGCTGGCATGACCACGGTCGCTTATTCGAGCCAACCAAAGAAGAAATGCAATTCCTAGAAGCATGTGTTTTAGAGGACTATCAAAACATGTGTTTGTTCATGGATTACGAAGCACTAGCAGGCAACATTATGAGCGATGAAATCGCGAACTTGGACTTGTGTCATTAACTGTAACTTTTAATTTTAAGACCACTGATTAAGGAAATTTATTATGAATATTGAAGGCGCTATCACAGATTTAATCCCTGTTAACCGTACTGACGATAAAGGCGCTCCACTGCCTACAACCGCAGAGTTTAAGCTGCACACTAAAAACCCTGCGCAAATTCTATCTGTGAAAGTTTCAGCAGATCAATTCACAGACGGTACATACAAGCAATTAGAGCAAATGCAATCAGACCCTAATGGCTGGGGCTTAAAGCCTGTACTACTCAATATCGAGTATTACGAAGGTGCGAACGTTGCTCGTCAGATGGACTGGAAAGGCTTCCGCTTACATAGCCTGCCATCTGAAACAAAACAGGTTAAAAACTAACTATGGGCGAGTACAAATACATTGCTATTTGTCCCGTTGCGCCTGTAGAGAAACAGTGTCCGGTGGAATTGGAGGTTGTGGAAACACCTCTTCCAGTTCCGCTCGATTGGGAGACATTTCAAAATGAAGTAGCTCCTCAAATTATCATCGTTCTTCTTACTTGTTATGGGTGGAAGAAATTATCAAAAATGGTTTGGAATAGATAAGGAACTTAACCATGAAAACTAACATTCTAAAAAGCAAACTAGCTAAGGCTGGTATTTTAACTACTTTAGTAGCTTCTGGCTCTGCACTTGCTGAACCTGCCGCTGAGGTAACTGCTGCAACAACTCAATTTACAACTTTCTTTACCGAAAATGCCAACCTGATTGGTGGTGCATTCTTAGGTGCTGCTTTCGTAGCTATTGTTTGGAAGTGGCTTAAAGGTATGTCGTTTAGCTAATGTTCATCACATTAGACACAGTGCTAATTGTCTCAGGACTTTTAGCACTTTATATCTTATTTGATGATTGAAAACTAAGGCGCAATGATGCGAATACTAATATTTATATTGGCGCTAATGAGCGCCTTTTTTGTTTCTACAGCTTCATCTTCTATACCTGATGATTCTGACTTGAAATCCCCAAAATCCACTATGAAAAGATGTTATGTATTGAATAGTGAGCATGTTACTGGCGGTGAGTATTGTGGAGATGGTGACGACCCAGTTTATCGGGCTTGCCTTAACGCTTCTTTCGTCCCTTTTTCTACGTCTTCGAGAAGCTATTACGATATGACATGTCAACCTCATAATGATTTTGCTCGTTTTTGGTATACAAGTGATAAGTATGATAAAGGTGAAGCTGCTGCTGATTTCTCATTGTTTCCAGATACAGTAGAGAAACCTTCTTTAAGTTGTCCTCCTGATGAATTCCCAGACCACACCATTGAGTATAAAGTGGGTCCAAATGCTAATGATATTATGTGTGCAAAAACTCTAGTTGACCCTGAAGATTGTCCTGCAGGCTATCATACTAAAGGCGCTTCAAAAGCTCTTGGCTCGGATTCTTGTCTTCCTAATGAATGTCCTCCTGCTGGTAGTAGTGAAAGTTTATTTTCTTCACCTACTATCGGTGGCTCACCATTCGATGGTGGTGGCTTATACTGTAATGGTGGTTGTACTTATAATGTTAATGAATCTCAGATATCACTAAGTAAGTTTGCGATTGGTGTAAGTCAAGGTGTTGCTTGCGGTGATAAACCTTATGAAAATAGCAAACTTGCAAATGATGCAAATGCTGACCAATGCACCACTACAAGTGATGGAACTGTCACCCTTTTACAATGCCCAGACCATCACCAACCGATTCCTGAAGATGACCCTTTAGATAATTCAGATTCTAAAGTTGATGATTCAAAAACACCTGATAAAACTAAAGAAACCTGTGCTGAGGGTGATACAGGTTGTAGTTTAAAAAATGTTGAAACTGAAATTGAAAACAGCATTAATCGATTAATTGATAACGACAATGAATTACATAATAAAAAAATAGACGCTGATACCAAAAATGCTAAAGCCTTTCTTAATATTATGGAAAGTATTGACACTGCAATTCTTTTACAAACTAGCCAAGATGAACGTTTACATGCCGTAACCGTTGGTAAATTTAATGAGTTAGTCGATGCAGTTAACGGGATTGAAGCTGGCGGTGGCGGCGGTGGTGGCGGCAATGGTACTGGCAACGGTAATATCGGCGGTCAAGATTGTGAAGGCACCATTGAAGAATGTTCAGGTATTGGTACTGGTGATGGTGTCGAACTCCCTACAGAAACTTTAAATCTTAACCAGTACGCTGACAAATATGATGACTGGCTTCCGAATGCTGAGCTGCCAGAAGAAAAGTGTGTAACTCTAACCAATGGCAAAACCCTTTGTTTCACTTACAAATATATAATTTTAATATTTCAAGCAATATCAGGTTTGCTCGTTATAAGTGCTTTAATCCATTCAGGTAAAATTATTGCGGGGTCTTTCTAATGCCTTTTTTAATACAGAGTTTTTTTGCTGCACTAGCTGCTTTACTTCCAAGCCTTGTTTCTAAAGTTCTCGTTAGTCTTGGTTTTGGTTACGTCACTTACCAATTGGGTCAATTTGGTGTTGATTATATATATCAGCAAATAGCTTCTTATGCTTCAACTATGCCGATCGAAATGATTGCAGTTCTTAAACTTGCAAAAACTGATGTTGCTGTGGGTATTGTCCTAGGTTCTTATGCTGCCGCATTAAGTATTAAAGGTTTAACCTCAGCTGGTTCTGTAACAAAAATGAAAGTTGGAGCACCTAACCAATGATTTATTTAAGAACAGGTGTTCCAGGTGCAGGTAAAACGTTAAATACTTTAAAGGAGATTTGCGAAGATGAACAAGTTACACAAAAGCAGAAGTTCTACAACAATATTAAGTGTTTCCTTCTGGATTTGGATTTCTGTAATAGTTTTGCTGGTTGGTTTTATGGCTCCTTTTTTCCTTCAGTAGCTAAAACAAAAAAGGGTAAAAGATATTCTAAAATAATTAAAAAAGCGCATGAAGAGGGTCGTTTAGTTGAAATTTCTGACGCACCTTGGTTGTCGCCTTTGTACAAATTTTATGATGAACGGGCAGCAATAGAATTGTTTGCTACTTGGTGCCGCCGTTGTTATCCGAAGAAGAATTTAACCGGATTAGATACATATCTAGAAGAAGCTGAAGAGCCTACGATTGAATCTATAAAGTTACTTAACTATCACTGGACAAAAGTAGATGACCCAACTCAATGGCCTGATTTACCAAATGGTTCTATAAGTGTGTTTGATGAGTGTCAGGACTTCTTTTCACCAATGGCTAATAGTGCAAAGCGGCCATTACACTATACAAAGTTCCAGACTCATAGACATACTGGCGTTGATATACATTTAGTAACTCAACATTACACTTTCTTAGACAACGTTATCCAAAAATGCACCAATTCCCATATACATTATTTTAGACCTATGGGCGGAGCTGCGATAACTCGATTTCAACGAGATAAACAATTTAACACTGATTACAAAGGGGATTTGGAGAAGTGCGCTACTAAGATGATGCGCAGGGATTCCAATTTTTATGGTGTTTATTGGTCAGCTGATGAACATACAGCTAGATTTAAAATACCACCTAAACTTTATCTAGGTTTTTTGGCTATTCCGATTTTAATTTATGTTATCTATTCATTAGCTCAAAATCTTGGCATGTTAGACACGGAAGAACCTACCACTGGAGAACCTCCAGTGACCGTTATTCCTGAAACTAAGTTATCGATAAAACCTCAAAAAAAGTTACTTTCTGATTTGGACTACAAACCACAAAAGTTTGAACATCCATTGAATGAAATGTGTGATGACTATGAATACGGTGGTTATGTTGTTAAAAAAAATCATGGCTTAGTTACTGTCGAGCATTATATAAATTGCGTAACAGGCAATCAGGTTGAGCGACAAAAAACCTCGATAATGGGTGAAGGCGAAAACGAGGTACAGCAAGCTGAGCAAATCAAAGAACCTGAAGTAATAACTCTAAGCTCTAACTATTTAGAAAAAATCGGTTATTCGATTTATCTAACAGAAGATTTACCAATCTTAAAATTTTCTGACAAAAACATTTTCCTAAGACAGTTTTAACTAAGCAACACAAAGGCAGAAAGGCGAGCTTCGAGCCTCTGCCTTGTGTGCTTAAAACTCAGATCTAATATATGTCACTGGTGACACTATGACTAGAAATCAAAAATACGAGCAGAAACAGAAAGTTAAAGGGTTAAAGAAAGTAACCCTTTGGATACCTGACGAATCAGAAGTTGAAATTAAACAGATGATAGAATTTCTGATCGATAACCCAGACCATATACCTTTTATGGCAAGAAATGTCAGAACAGGCCGTATGAAAAAGGCTATTTAGTGGTACGTAATTTTTTACGTAATATTCGTATCGGTACATAATAATGAACAAAATTATTACGTACCACTCACCTTTGTATCTCCTGTTCTTGGAGGATGGCGTAGCCATGTCATACATTCCAGAAAATCATCATTTCATCGAGAATCTGTTTCCATTTTATATGCTGTTTATTAGGGTCAGGTATCAATCCAGTGAGAAAGCCAATCGCATTCACTGCCCTAGTCTGTCTTCGAAAAAAGTTGATTGCCTTCTGATAAACCAAAAAGAGTTAAATGGAGTGTGCATTGTGATTTTTAATAAAGGAGTAAATCACAATGGGCAACTTTAAATTGCAGTTCGTTACGCTATTCGGATATGACTACGCAAAAGGAGCTAAAGAACTCGGAGTAAGTGAAAGACAAGTAAGGAGATATGTAAAAGCTAATAAAGCTAGTAAACCAGTTGAAAAACTGATTTTGATAATGTATCGCGGTTACTTGCCAGATACTGGCCCATGGGCAGAATGTAGTATTTCATATCATAACAATGTTATGACTACACCTTGGGGTAAAGTAAAACCATCAGATGTGCAGTTTGTTCACCGTTACAAATGGTCAGCTAAAGAACATGAAAGCATGTATAAAAAGCTTAAATCAGAAACAAAAGTTCAAGATAAATATTTATTTGATCTTCAAGAACAATTACTAGATATTGTAGGTGAATTAGCACTTAAAACAGGGAGTTGAAATGCAAATTAATTTTTTAAAATTGTACGCCTGCTTAACATTAGCTGGTCTCACTATTTGGCTTGTTGATCAAACATGGACAATGTATCAACTTAAACTTGTTTCAGATGCGACTACAAAAGCTTTGACCCAAGCTTCGCAGCCTAAAAAGATTCAAGTTCCTGCATACCAACCAAATTATCAAAAAAGATTGACTAGACAAGAACGTGAAAAAGCAATTGAAGAAAAGAAAGTTTGTGATTTTTTCTTAAAGGAATATCGTCAAAATCCGAATGAAGATAATCGGGTAAAGATGAGAAAATTTTGTCCTGTTAAATCTTCAAACTGACATACTGTCAAGACTGACAGTCATCATAACTAATTAATAAAAAAGGGCTTTCGCCCTTTTCTTATATGTTACGTACCGTAATTTATGGG